GGTGTTATCAGTAAAAAACAACAACTCGTCTATTATATTTATACCTGTAATTAAAAACTCTGGATTAAAATTTAAAGTGGTGTTTTGACCTAAACCATTATCTATACTTATAATATGATAAATTAAACCTCCTGTTTCTACGTTAAAAGAAACAATCATATCCAACTTGCCTGTTGATCCTAAAGTAAATGCTGGGTCATGTATAAACCAATAAATAATAGCTCTTGCGCTATCGTCAAATGCTCCAATACATTTTGCAGAACTACTTAATGGCACTCCGTTTATGTAAACAAGATCTGTAAGTTTTGTATTACCTTTAGAGTTTTCAACCGCACCAATTTCTGTGGTTTCAGTTGAACCCAATCTTACATTCATTGCATCAACATACTCACCCTTTGGAAGAAGTCTCTCATCGATAGACTTATTCATTCGGCCTTTTATAAACGAAACAAAATCTGTATCTTTTTTCGCCATATTACTTTATCCATTTATTCTGCCCTCGCAAATTCATTAGAAGTCTACCCGGGTGTATATTGCTTAATCTTAATTTTGCATTTCTAAGTAATGATGATTTGTCTTTTCTTGCACGATTAACTATATATTCTTGTACCCCAACCCTACTGTTTAATATAGCATATCTTATATAGGCATAAATAAATTCTTCAAATAATTTGTTAACACTAACTAATGCATCATTTCCATTTTCCATACCATCAGACACATATTCTAATACAATAGAGTCATGCCCTCCTGCAGTGCTAAAGTAAATTTTACCAGCTTGTTTGTCTATTTTAAATGTAGGATTTTGATTTGCAGTTTCTGTATTTAACCCAAATCTTGATCCTACTTGATAATCGAAATACCAGCATCCATCCACACAATATCCTTCACATCCATTAAATAAACTGTTAGGGTTTAAATAAATTGATCGTTGAGCCCTACTTAAGTCAACTTGAGAATCTTGTGGTCTTAGTGCATTACCATCTTGATCAAATAGTATATTGCTATTATTGTCTTGAAGGTATGCAGTGCTCCAATTAGTTTGAATGTTTTCAGATAATGGGTAAAGAACACCATCTTTATATTGAGATATTCTAACCCAATTAACATAATCAGAAGGTAAAGTGTAACTAAAGTTATGGTCTAAAGTTAATTGAAGGATTTTTATTTCCTTCATTGCATCATAGTTTAATTCTTGTATACCTCTCTTTGCATGAAATAAAACTTGATACCTTTCTAAGTTATTTAATAATTCATGGTTTCCTT